CCGTTCGATTCTGCTACAATCTCGGAAAAGACTTTACAGTCAGAACACTCGCACAATGGGAAGAAAAGGAACTAGCATATGAAGCCAGCAGATAAAGATAAACTAAACGAATGTATTTCTATTCTAGAAAGCACCGACCTTGGGCTGTCCCTGGTATGGCTGTGGACGTGGGACGTAATTAAATACCGAATGAACGACTCAGACTACATCTTTAAATCGACTGAGGATGAAGTATGGGAGGACCTATGCAAGTCAGTGGACGAAGGCTTTGGCTTCTCATTAGAGTATGGTGCCGAACAACTAAGCGACGATGTAATGGACTGGCTAATTGAACGGGGCCACATGGTTGACCCTGAAAGCGAAGAGGAGGAAGAAGATGAAGATGAGTGATCAGTACGTGGACACCGTCCTCGCAGAGGCCCAAAGGCTTCTGTGGGGCGGATCAGAGACAGAGAACATTCAAGCTCATAACATCATTGCTAAACTAATTAAAGATAGGTTAGGCGATGAGCAAGTATAAAGTTAAAATAGAGATAGTTGGGGGAGTCCCAAAGATCCTTGAGTGCCCACCAGAAGTAGATGTCGAGATCAAACAAGTTAATCATTGGCAGCGCTGGCGGGAAGAACAAAAACTAATTAAAGATAAGCTGACTAAAAAAATTTAAAGCAGGGGCAAAAAATTTGCTTTACGACAGGTATTTACAATCCCGTGGAAATCTGTTATAATTAAAACAAAACCGATCTAGAAAGGATCAAACCAAATGACAACAAAGCGTGAATATCTAAAGCAGCAGGGAATTACAGTAGGTGTACGTGGACGTTTCTCAGGAGCTGCCAAGGTAGCTATCCAGGAAGCTATGAACAAGGGTGTTACCTTCACGGACCCACAGCCAGCTACAAAAAAGGCTAAGTAAATAGAACGAGGGGTGGTGGACGAGAGTTGCCACCCCTCCCTAATTTTGATATAATGAGCAGTTACCAAGGCGGAAGGCGGAAGAATGAGTAAGACAAGAGAAATCAAAGTAGCAGAAGACTTAGTTAATCTAACAGAAGACCATTGGTTTAATCCTGCCATATTGGCAAGATATCTAACAGACCAACCATTTTACACAGTTGACCGCATTATGGAATTAGTTGCTCAAATTATTCGCTGGGAAGCAAATAGACATAATGATGAATTAACTACAGAGTCAGGTATTTATAACTCAGGCCAATCCTGTGAAGGATTGTTCTTAGCACACGAACTAAATCAAACTCTTAATAAACTAATTAAGCAATACAAATGGGAGAACATCAAACTTCCAGTGGACCCAGACAAGGTAATCAAAAAGCTACCAAAGGCGGAGGAACAAAGTTACAGATACTCCTGGTTACATGATAAAGATAATAGACAACATGTAACTATAGATCATCCATTTATCTAGATAGTAAGCAAGCTTATCTAATGGCAACATATACTTAGTTGGTTAGTATATAGCCCAAATTATCCACAGGTTTATCCACAGCCTGTGGATTTTTTGTGTGTGGGCATGTGGGCAAATTTTCCCCTTTACGACAGATCAAAAAAAATCCCTGAAATTTGTGGGCAATTTTTCTCGTTTACGAGGGCATATTAAAAATCCCTCAAAATTTGTAGAAATGTCGACAAATAGATATAGAATCATTTAAAACATATAATGAATTAAGCATAATATACCCAGAATCTGTCAAAATTTCCTCTATATTTTCTACATAAAATCTATTGACAATGTGGGCAAAATATGCCATTTACGAGGCTATTGACAAAATCCCTGAAATATGCCAGCATGTCTATATCCAAAATGGACAAATTTGACATTACGGGCAATCATTTGATAAGGTTCAATTACACATATGTATATTTGTCGATAAATCAATAACTAATTAAACAGTATCTATAGTATAAATTCTCCACAATGCTCCACTTTACTCCATTTATAAGGCCTCTAGAAGGCCATATGAGCCATGTTTATGGGCGGGGGGATATAGGAGTTAGCTCCTATTGTGCTCTATTTACAGGAGATGCAGTAGTATGGAGCACGTAGGTTATCTTGACTGATATATCCTGATCGAGCACATTTGGAGCATGTAGCTTTAATTAGATCAGATTGTTCTATATCCAGAGTAAATGATCGAGTGTAATAGTACTTGGTTATATACCATGTAATGAGTATGGCTAGTATAGTTATCATTGTTCTAGGATACCATATCTCTCTGGATCCCGCAAAATTTCATCCAGTAGCCCCTCTGGCATAGAATGACCAGCCTTGGCATGTTGATCTAAATGAGCGATTAGTTGATCATCTGTATATATCTCTACACCTTTAGGAAAGATTGACATTCCAGACTTATCTTTATTTAACCAGCATCCAGCACATTCGATATACCCTGCTACATGGGGATATATGTATATATGACTATTGTAGAATCTGCTATATGCCATTGGTTCCCCCTTATTTGGGCATTGGCCTTAATTGATCATAAGGTACTACCCATGTAGTATTATTATATTTAGATAGATATACCTCTTGCATGCACTCATGTCCATACATCCAGCCTATAGCTTTATAGGGAGTACTTCTTCTATCTTCATTCCGCCCCGTCCTATTCTTGATGGCCATGCCATCTATCATTAGGACATATCTTAGATCAGGGTTATCCCTCTTGGTGAAGCGTAGCCCACCAGTTGGATTAAATGAGTATCTAATTTCCCCAACCCCTGGAACATCTAATTCAGTCTTCCATTTGTTAAAGTGTGGTACAAACTCTTTCTTGCCAAGCATTCTGGCAAATGCCAATTCTGATCCTGCACATACGACATGCTGCCACATCTCCCAGAGATCACCTTCAGCATAGTTGATATTCTTACTTGGATCACCAAAATATGGCTTTTGTCTTTGATATCCTACCTCTACACATATGGCTTCCTCTTTGGCAGATAGGCTATATTCCCAGATTCTAGCCAATTAGTACCCGCCCATACATTCATTTCTGGTGTGATAAAGTCTGATCTTAGTCATAGTTTTTCTATTTGGAGCATAAAGGTCTTCCCCACAGCAAGCAGCTTTTAGGTGCCATTCTTTGGCAAAGAAGTCATATTGCATGCCCTTAAATTTGGCATATTTGTTTGCTACAAATGTAGCAAATGGATCAGGTATCTCTAGGCTCTGTAACATATGCCTATTATAGTATATTTGTCAGGTACTGACAAGGGGGTCTCTACCGCCGAAATTTTCGCACTAATTGCGGTCTATATTTAACTTAATCTAATATTAGAGTTATAATATTTTCCAGTAGGATTCGACTCAAAATCAGATAATTGATCTTCATCCATTATGTATTCTGCTGACCCACCTAGATTAAATGATATGTCTACGGTATAGTTTTGATTATCTTCGTCCCACTGGGCTTCTACTGCTCCAATGCTTATTTTAAACTCTTTGTCTTTTGGCATATTACCGATTATGAAACTAATCCTTTATATGCATGACATCCACATACGCCTACTATTTGATAGTTTCTATCTACTTCAGCTATATCGTTGTATGTAGCAATGGCTTGACAGTAATAACACTTATCTGTCTCTTCCGCCGCCTCTAAGTATGCCTCTAGATTATCTAGGATACCCATACTATCTGTTCCTAGGGATTAGTGTTTGAGGTCCTTCTGTGCCGAATAGAGACTTCTTTACGGGTACGCAATTAGGTACCATGCGACCATCTTTTTCCTTCATACCTCTTTGGGTATATCCAGACCAGCAAGCCTTCTGCATATTGTCCCACTTGTCCTCTTCTTCATTATCGGACTCGTATGACTTTGAAATCTCTTCATCTGAAAGCTCTTCAGACTTGTACATATTATCATGGCCTTTGCATGACTTCTCGGTGCATCCGCCTTTTGCCTTACAATCCATACACCCATTACACTTGCAATCTTCGGTATCTTCCATATCGTCTTCTTCGTCTTCTTCTTCAATTTCAATCTCAATTGCCTTCGTGATTGGGTTTACCACATCATCAAGGATATCTTTAATCTCTTCTACGATCTCATTTAATTCTAGTGACTTTTTCATATTCTTCTCTCTTTCAACAATTTTTCTAGACCAAGAAAATCCTGCATCCCCGCCCCAAGCAAGCCACATGATCTTTCCGTTTGAAGGATTCTCTGCGTTATCCCAATCTTTTCCTTGCTTATCTACCTCATGGCGAGAAAAAAAGGAATACATGCGCTTAACTGTAGATAAGCTTAATGTTTCGCCTCTTGCCAGTTGTCCAGCTCTTGTCCAACCTACCGCTGTTCCTGCACCCTTTGCCTTGCCCTGCTCTTTTAGTTTAATGGCACGACGTGCTGCTGACTGCATACCAGAAGTTGGCTTATATCCTGTTTTTTCACTCATAAGTATATTGTACCATTTCTTTATTCATGTAGGTCAGGGCTCATCCACAACTCACCATGTATTACTGTGTATCTTAATATTAGTTGACTAGAATTACATTTAAGACATTTAGGTTTATAGTCTAATTCTTTAGACAACTCCATGTAAGTCTCAGACCCACATTTACAAAAATAAGAATAAGTATAGTCTCCTGCTACCATATCTCATCTTGATAAAACTCAGATTTATCTTTTATCCGTTTCCATTTGCCATAAAGATTAGGCTCTTCTGATCCGATATATTCTTGTCCAGTCTCCATGTCGATTAGAAGCCATTTAGCTGGAGCCTTAGTATGTATTGTTAGATCTACTGCTTTATCAGTTTCTGGAACTTCCGACCCATTTAAAAGTCTTCTCATTCAAAGTCTACCTGATTTTCAAATAAAGATGATTTGACAACTTCTTTTTCCCTAGCCCATTGATCTTCCCATAGCCCCATCAATGATTCATTGCCAATGTCGTCAAAGTAATAACGCTTGGCGTTACTATTGTATGTCCATCCATACCATCTATCGTGAACAACCGCTTGTATTGCCTCTCTGAGGCGTTTAGGACGCATAAGGTATCTTTCAACTAAATTAGTTAACATTTTAAACCGCTTTCTGAATAGGAATCATTGCCGTGCATCTTTCACAGTATTCATAAGTTGATCCTGTAAACGGGCATGAGCCCGCCATTACCAACACATGTCCTTTAATTTTGCACAAAATGCTTTTAATTCTCAACATGCTCTCTCTTTTCGCCGCACTTTTTGCATCACTATTCTTCTCTTTTCCAGTGTATATAAGATCTAATATATACAATACCATAAGCAATTGCTGACAATATAAATCCATATTGATTAGTTATTAAAGCATAGGTTATCCACAAGGCTTCATTAAATAGCAGAATTAGCCATCCCCATATTGTTTTCCTACCGACAAAAAATATTCCTGCTACGCCAATTGCAGCTAATACATACGACCAATACATTTAAAATTCTTTCTGTTAGATATCCATTATATAATATTTATATTGGAGAGTCAAGGATTTCGTCTATAGCATCATCTATAGTTCTGCCGTTATGTTCTGCTGAACAGTTACCACATTTTTTGCACATTGTTATCCTTAAATAAATATAGCCCCAGTTATGGGGCCATATCTAATATGTAATTAGACCTTCTTTGGTCTTGTCTTCTTAGGCTTTGGATCTAGTGATGTTTCTCTACGTATACCGTGGCTGTTAACATCTATCTTTATTCTTGGCTTAACGCCTTGCTTTGGATATTTTCTTGTTGCCTCACGACTTGTTACTGCACCAGATGCTGATCCTGCGCCTCCTGGTGGTGTCATTCCAGTTCCATCGTCTTTTGTAAAATTACTCATTGATGAATTGTCTTGTCTGCTCTGGTGTTGAAGTCATGTCTAGGGTTAGACCTGATTCGCCATCTCTTGAAACATCAGTAATAGTTACTGGAACAATACCAGTTTCGCTACCAAATGCTTCACATCCGCATTCAATACACATAATTACTTACCGCCGTTGCCTAGGCCAGAACCGTCTTGTGTTGACTTATCTGCTGATGAGAAAGCTGATGCAGGATCTGCTGCATATTGCTCACCATTCCAAGCTGTTGCTGTTGCTGGCTTTACTTCATTAAAACCTGTCAAGTTGTTTCCGTCTGTCATTTTATTACTCCTATAGGTTGTATTTAGATGGGTCTAGAAATCCATCTATCAGTCTATTATAGCATTTCTTTTTTAATAGACTAAAACGTTGGCTATTTGATCTTATTGCCGTATTTATTCCATGCTCTTTCGTGTAGAAAGAACCCTAAGGCTTCACATAGGGTATAAATTATTGCAAATGAACCAGCATACTCCCAGTGTGCTTCTCCAGTAATTAGTAGCTCAAAAAAATATACCAGTGTGCCTACAAAAAGGATATGTACTGCAGGCCATGATAATGACTTGTATAAACTTCTCTTGGACGATTCCATTTTAATACCTCTTATGATTTATATTCGTTGTGCCAACACTTGTCACAAATATCTATAATTCCGCCTTCTGGTTTAGCAGCAATCCTACTAGATTTATTACTACATCCAGGCCATTCACATAACTCACCGAACACTATTTGGACCCTTTGGCTGTTTGGCCACGATAACCTGTCTTCTTTTTATTCATAGAACCTGGTTTCTTAAATCCTGCACCGTTAGGTGTTGCTGCAATTCTTTGCTCTAAAGCCTTTTTAATTTTGTCGTGGTGCTTACCCATTTTGTTTTTCTATTATCCTAACTATATATCGTATAACCTCATACGGTCTCCACTCTGGAGGCAATTCTAAATATCTTATCTCATCCGCAATTTTTTTCCTATGACTTTCATCTAGGTATTCTATGAGTTTATCCATACATCTATTCTATCATTTATATACTAAAGGGGCAAGACCTGAGTCCTGCCCCTTTAATTTAAAGAATTACTTCTTTAGCTTGACCTTAGCCTTTGGATTCTTTGCGTTCCACTTTGTAGCAAGGGCATTGTATTCCTTGATATAAATAGCCTTAGCAAGATCCGCTGCTGCCTTGTCTGTAGCAAGCTTTGCTGCTGCATCTGTAATAGCCTTATCTGCTGCTACCTTATCTGCTGCACGTCCAGCCTTCTCTGCTGCTAGCGCTGCGTTAGCAACTGCTAGTTCTGCAGTTCTTGCTGCAAGCTCACCTGCAAGATCACGAACTGCAACTGTTGCTGTTACTGCACCTACTGGTGTTGAAAGACCAGTTACTGCTGCTGCAACTGTTGCATATGCTGTAACAACGACTGAACCTGAAGCAGGAAGTGTGACTGACTGCTCCTTTGTTCCAAGTGTTGCTGTTGCTGTATCTGTTGTAAGCGCTGTTGCTGTTGCAACACCATTTGAAGATACTAGAGTATTAATTGTTGCTCCACCCTTAGCGTTACCGAATACATCGTATCCAGTTACCTTTAGTGTTGCTACTGTGCCTGCTGCTCCTGATACTGGTGCAGACAAAGCGATTGAGTTTAGGGCACCTGCTGTACCCTGTACATAGTAAACAGTTGTAGTTCCAGCACGAGTAATCGATACTGTTCCTACTGATGTAGACTTAGTATATACAAAAAAGTCTGCTGAATTTCCAGTTCCTGTTGAAACTGAAAGTGTTGAAGATCCGCTTGATGCGGTTACTGGTGCTGCTGATGTTGCTAGAGCAGAAACAATTGTTGCATTAGTTGCAACTGCTGTTACTACTGTGCCAGTGTCTACTGACGTTACAGCAATCTTCAATGCATCTGCTGCATCGATACTGTTGTCTGCTGGCACTGGAAGTGATACAGGAGTTCCTACTACTGTTCCACCTGTTGCTGCAGATCCCGCCACCGTTAGGGTAACAGTTCCAGCATTAGCCTGAGCTGCTGGCGATACAAGCATTGTGCTAGTCAGGGCTGCAGCGATGATTAGCGATACTTTCTTAAATGAGTTCATTTAATTTATTCTCCTTATTTCTTCTGCCTCTAATTTGAGCACAGAAACTTAATGTAATTCATGTATTTTTACATGAAATGAACAGGGATCTCCACCTTCATCCCATTCTTGCATTTCTTCATCTGACATTGGTGGGCCATCATGTGTATCACAAAATACATCTGATACCCAGCCACGATCATAACCATTCTTAAGCCATATTTCAAACTCTAAATGATTAGTATCTTCTGAATCAAATTCTAGATCCATTCTGAAATCTCCTTTAGCATGATGTGCTTAGGCTTTGCACCAGTAATTGTTTTCACTGGCTTTCCAGACTTAAATAATACCATATAAGGTATTGATGTTACAGAGTATTCTGATGATTTTATAGGATTCTCATCAACATTTAACTTTCCGACCCATAAACCACGCTCTTCTGATATCTCATCTAGGATTGGAGATACCTTTTTGCATGGTCCACACCATGGAGCCCAAAAGTCGATAAGCACTAAATCGTGAGATTTAAGTACGCTATCAAAACTTTCATCTGTAACTATCAACTTACTCTCCCTTTAATTCATCCGCTGCACTATTGAACTTATTCATAAATGTTTGGATAACCCAGACTGCGGTTTCTCCTGCATTTACAGACATAGCCTTTGAAGCTTCTTCAGTTCTATCTTCTAGGGCAAGGCCGTTGTACCATTTCTGGTACAACTCCTCACCAATTTCTTTAATGATCTCTTCAAGTATGGTTAATTGTTCACCCATTTAGAGCGCCATTTAAATTAATTAACTTACCAGAAGTTACCCTAGAACTAGATGTATTGATAGATGTCTTAGCAATCAAATCATAAATCTGATTGTAATTAAGTTGTGGCTTATGCGCTTTAATTGTTGCCCATGATGTGGCTGCAATTACAGTTGCACTAGAGGTTCCAGCGACATTGATAGTCTTTCCGCCAACGGTGACCGCTTGTGTTGTTCCCTGTGCAAAGAAATCTGTTAGCTTAGGGTCATAATTGCTATAAATCGCAACAGTTTGTGTAGGCATTGTAGCACCAATTGCTATTGCAGATGGGATACATGCTGGCCAATCGATTCTTGAATAGTCTCTAGTATTTCCAGTTGGGAAGAATACTCCGACATCCATTGATTTCAATGTTTCAATCTTTGATTCGGTTACTGGTGTTTTAGGACAATAGTCTGATCCAGTTACCAAGTTGTGGTGTCCTTGAGACATAGAAACAGCCTGAATGTTAAACTTATTCTTATTTTGGATTACCCATTCTAATGCGTTATACACAGTAGGTTCTCCTGCAGCCTGCCTCAATCCATTGATGTTTGTACCGATAATCTTAACAAAAACAATGTTAATGTTTGGATTTGTTGCCACTGCAAGAGATGACATTTGTGTGCCATGATCAAATCCATTTTTTGAAAGCCACTCTGTCTTCAATGTGGCAGAGCCAGGACCTTCCATGACCGACAAGCCATTTGGGCATGAGCTCCACTGAACAACACATGCTTCGTAAATAATCTTGTCTTTAAAAATAGGTAGAGATGTGTCAATCGCTGTGTCCAGGATTGCTATTGTTGGAATTTGTGCAGACTTGTTGCTAATATTGTTTTTAGAAGCAGCAGTTGCAGTTGTAGGTAAAGCGATTACTAGGGCTACTAGAGCCGTGATTATTTTTTTATTCATAGTACCTATTCTACTAAATATTGACAGGTTGTCAATAGGCTATTCGTTATCTAGTTTATCTAACTTAGCCTTATACCATTTTCCAGCATCGAGCTGTGTTGGAGTCTGTAGGCCTTGAGACTGTAATAGATTAGTTAAGCTTTGTGTATACAACTCAACCATCATTTCAAGTCTTACGACTTGCATTTCTAGTAGTCTTAGTCTTTCTGACTTTCTCACTCTGTTTCCTCTCTGTCTACAGGGGTAGGTGCTGTAGCAACACTACCGCAGCTAACACATTCCATATCTAGGAAATAGGTAGCAATTTCAAAGTCTTCAAAAATAACTTTAAGGTTCCAAATTTGTGATCCACATGGACATACGTGTGTTGGGGTGCCTCTTAAATCAATAGAGTTCTCATAACTTTCTGGTCTTAATTGTAAAATGTCATCAGAGTGTCTGCCTTCTCTTTCAACATCTTCCTTGTCTACCAGCAAAATTTCATAGTTATCAAGGAATAGCTTGACATTTGCTTTAATTTTTGATGCCCAGATGTATACTGCAAGTGTAACTGCAATTACTATGAGCCATTTCATAGTTCTATTATACCTTAAACTTGGATGTATGTATAGGGGGCAGATACGCTCATATTAAACTCTGAAGCAGCTTCTAGCGCCGCCTTTAAGCGTAAGCGTGGATTCTTTTGATTCTTTGTAGCATATAAAGCACCAAGCGCTATCTGTCCACCGCTTCCTTCTGCCATATAGTTAACAACATTCTCACCTACGTGGAAGTCTTCGTCTACAGTAAAAACTCTTCCACAGATTCCAACTATAAATATTCCACCAGTGTCTTCTTCTGAAGAAGATCCGATGCTTCCGTAACCATTGTCTTTGAATGCCTGTTTAACTGAATCAATAAACTTGGTCCGCATAAACTTATCTAAACCTGAATTAGTTTTTGTTGGAGTATACTTTGGTGGCGTCCATGAGTATTGCAAAATTTGTCCCATGCGAAATGAATCTGTAAACGCAACTCCGTACTGTCCCACTTTAAACACTTTAGGTTCTTTTCTTGCAAGAATCCAGCCAGTCTTATCATCGGATGCGGCGTGATCGGATGCCATATAAACAACACCATTTTGGGCAATAGCTACTATACAGGTCATATCCCTAGTATACTAAATATAAATTCGAAGGTATAGGCTATTTTGAGGTATTTTTTTCGATGCGATCAATTGCATCACGCAATGAGGAGCCGCCATTATTAAATAGCTCGGCTTTAATGGTTGCCAGCTCAGCATCTATTTTATTAAAATGCTGTTGTCCGTCATCTAGCCTGGCGGTTATTCCTGGGGTTTCTTCTGTTCCATACCACTCATCAATAAAGTCAAACCACGTTTTGAATAGCTTAATGAATTTGCCTACAAAGTATCCTAGGCCAGCGCTTGCAGCAGCCGATAACACAATCCATTCTAATACGCTCACATGTAAATTATACTCGACTAATAGTTATAACTCAAAACTAATTTAATTTAATTAGATTATTCCTAGTTGACTTAAACTAAAAGTTCAGAGGCCGCAATGTCGTTTCCGCAGTATCTCTTCTTAATAATAAGCTCTTTAACACTATCTGGTCCTAGTTGTCTGCCAGCAAGGATAATAACCCACCTAGGCTCAAATTTAGAAGATATGCATGTCTCACACATTAACAAGTTAATTGGAATTAAGATTGATTTTCTTACACTTAACTTGTTTTTGGTCTTGTTACAGGAGTAACATAGTATTTTTTCCATTAATTAGATTCCTCTACGTGTTCAAAAACGATCTCATCCATTATGGTAAATTCATCATTTTCTAGCACTTCTTCTATTTCAATACCATCCTTTTGGTATTTAACTTTTGATGCATATAGGCCCAAGCTTTCTACTGAGCCGTATACTCTTTCAGCATGAATAAATACAATCTTAATTACTTCGTAATATTCTCGCACTTGGGACCCCTTCCAGTTCGCATCTTACTCCATAAGATTCGATTAGTTTTTTAACTTTTCCAACGTAATCAATTACCATTTCTTTTTTAATACCTTCGTATTGCAAAAAATTGTCTTCATATAGTCTTATTGCTAAAAACTCTGGATACTTTGCTATGTCCATTTGCAAGCCCATGTCAGGCTTCTTAATTTCTCTAATTCTTTTTGCCATTTCTGGGGTGTAAAAAACTGGCTTGTTTGGATCGCCCGTCCATTCATTGACACCATATCTAAAGTGGTCTTTGTCTTTGTTTATAAATTCCATTTTTTAAATACCATTTTTTGTTTTTATTTTTTGCCAAAACTCTTTTGTTTTGTGAATATTCTTTACCTTGTCTATCTCGCCAGAGTTTAGATATATGCCGCCCCATACACCGTGATCATTGTTTATGGTTCCAGACTCGAAACAATCTTTAGAAACTGGACAACTCAAACAAGCTTCATCAATACTTGAGGCTATGATTGGATCTGATTCATACTTGTCGTAAAATAAATTTGTGTCCATACCACGACAAATAGCAATATCAAACCACTTAAAATCACTTTCCTCTAGACCTAGATCATTTAAAATATTTGACATATTTGTCCGACATCTTCCATGTTCCGTCTGTACTTATAGATAAATTCTCTGCAATTCCCCAAGAATTGTTTTTAAATAATCCCTTTTTATTAGAAAACCCCGTTGGATTTTTTTTCCATATAATTAAATTATAGTTATCCCAATAGGATTCTCTATCTTTAGAGCTGAATCTTTCAATAAAGACATCAACTCCTTTAGGCGTCAAAACTAGCACTTATTTCCCTATCTGTTAGTTCCGCCTATATCCTATTATATAATATTTAAACCCATGCTGTCAATAGATTATTTAATCTTTTTTATTTTTAAAATATCTATATGCTTAATTTCATTGTCTATATTTAATACATCAAGAGCATATTCTTTTGCATCAGATTCATTAAAGGCTTCAACCTCTATATCAATATTTAGCTTAATTAGATATTTTTCCATCTATCAATTATATCACAAATATGGTATAGTATATATATGAAAAACATAAAAAGCATAGACGGAAAAATTCATATTATTGAAGATTTTATTTCTCCAGATACAGCCATGTTTATATACAAGGCTATTAATCCGCATGTTGATATGAGTCACCAAAAAGCTGGGCCTTCAGTATTTTCTGGCCCTAGTGCTGGTGATAATGCAGAAGAGGTTGGAATAAAAAGACCTATCGCACACTACAACAATGACCCAATGTACAATGTTGGAATTGATTTACTATCATTAATATGCCCAATGATGTCTAGGGTAATATCTGATTTCTATAAAGAAGACTACGATCTAAAGACAGCATTTTATAGCAAAATGGTAACTGGCGGACGAAATGTTTTGCACATGGACAATAGATTTGTTTCAACAAAAGATGAGCTATTGGAAAGACCTGGAGCTGATTCAGACAGATCTGGGTTGCTATACTTTTATTCTGACTGTGAAGGTGGAGAGTTAAACTTCCCATTCCAAAACTTTAAAATTAAACCAAAGCCAGGTACGTTTATATTCTTTACTGGTGACGAAGAAGTGCCACATGAGGTAACACCAGTTCTATCTGGAGAAAGAAATAATCTAATTTCATTCTTCTGGCCAGCCGTTAGAAATTCAGATGAGTTTTATAAAACACAAAGGTATACCAATGCAAGAAATGGAATACACCAGGAAGTTCAGACAACTCTTGAGTTTTTAGAAAAGCACAAAAACAAATAAATTTATTTCTTTTTAGATCTTATCTTTGCAAGCTCTTCAAAGTCTTTAACCTTAGTTTCTCCAAGGTATCCCCAGGCGTAACCATCAGCAATCATTTGCTCATTTACAGAAACTGTTGATCCGTCTAGATACAACCATCCTAAGATTCTTCCGTACTTTTCTGAAGAATCCATTTTTTCTGTTTTAATAACAACTTCTTTAGCGTCTTTAATCTTAGACTTAACATACTCTTTTGCTTCAAGACCTAAAGCTTTTTCAATCTTATCTTTTGTTCTACTTTCTGGGGTATCGATGCCCGCAAGCCTGACTCTTGAACTAAATGATATATCAAAACCAAGATCAATCTCTACGTCTATTGTATCTCCGTCTACTACATTAGTTACTTTTTTTACGTGATATTCATACATTGTTCGGGTGCCTTCCTGGGAAAATTTTTGAATTTCCTGGTATATCATACCAAGATCTCTTAGTCCAAAAAAGAGAAAGGGTATGTCTTACTCCCTCTGTTATCTCACGAACACCATGAAGATGTTTTGAGTCTCCTTTAAATGAAATAAGCATTCCTGGCTCTGGTTGAATTTCAAAATCATATTGTGGCATGTAAAGAGAGCCTCCTACATAATCACTATTAAAATAAAGTAAGCTTGAGTAATGTTTATCAAAAAATGTTTTTCCAAACTTTTCTGCGCTCTCAGGCCATATTCTGTAGTTAGCTAGCTCTTCCCAATCGTAATCCTCTTCAGGATCAAAGTAATCTATGTGTGGCTCTTGAAGTCTACCGACTCTCCATCTGTGAAGTCCAGATAGCTGTACCAAAAGTTTTTGATTAAATTGCTCTTCAGCCGTAGCTTGCATTCTTTTTTCTATATCAAATACAAGGTCTAAAGGAAAATTTGGGTACATGGCACGAGATTTAGGAATATCTGTTGTTCCTATTGTCATGCCATCCCAAACATCTTTTCTGCCTGTAGGATTACTACCCGTAATTTCTTTTTGATCTCTTTTTAAATTTTTATATCTTTGAATTCTTCTTTCTGCATCAAAGATATTCCAATCTGATTCATTAAGAGAGCATAGTGCAGAGTTAATTACATTAACCTCTTCTTGGCTAATGTAATTCCTTATAATGTGTACGTCAGGTATTTTAGTTTCTAAAATTTCCATGACTACTTTTTCTTGACTGCCGCCTTCTTTACAGGAGCCGCTTTCTTTGCGGGAGCCTTTGCTGCTGGAACTGGTGCATCCCAGTCTGGTCTAGCTACTGACATGACCAAGCTGTATGCTCTCTTCTTAAGGAATACGCCATCTCCATTAGCCTGTGATCCCTTTGCGTTTCCACTAGTATTTCCTTCGTAGCAGTGCAAATTCTTTCCATCATTCTTAACAACAATTCCAACATGCTCTGTATCTGTTGGTGTCTTATCAAAGTTAAAGAATACTACGTCTCCTGCTTGTGCTTGTCCGATAGGAACAATTCTCTTGTTCTTAGCAAACCACTGTGCTCCTGCATCGCATGACGCAAAGCCTTTCTTTGTTGAAGCTGCAACTAGATGAACTAGTCCTGCGTCATCAAAGCATCCTGAAACAAACATTGCACACCAAGGCTGGTGATTCATTCCGTATCGCTTTCCAAAAATTGTATCGTTATTTGGTCCTTCTGAGTAGCCTTCATCAGCATACTTCTTTGCTGCAGCTACAACTTTGGCTGCATTTGGGTGTATATTGTTTGACATTTAAGTCCTCCTTTAAGGTTATATGTAGTATAGCATTTATTTTGCTTTTTTGTCTACCGCTGAAAATGCTGCATTAATTTCTGCCACAGTCAGCTTGCCGTCATCCAGGAAGCCTCTTGCTAGTCTTTCAACTACAGTTGCTACTCCTAAAGTTCCTGCCAATATTACTGCCTTATAGGTTTCAATTCCTACCACTGCACCTGCTCCAATTACGGACAATCCTGATGCTGCAAATACTGCAATTATTCTCATAAGAATATTATTTATGCTTGCAATTGCTCCTGATCCTACTTGTGTTGGCTCTTCAATATATGCCTTTGCCATTTTTATTCCTCCTTATTTCTTATTGGACTTGTAATTATCCAAAGAGCAGTCGTTGCCATAATGCCATAACCGACAATAGTCTTTGCACTTCCGTCCAGAACTACCCAAGCAATAAACATTCCAAGAAGGGTCCATGCTTGGTCAACCATATCCTTTAGGATATTCTTTATTATTCTTACCATTTTCTTCTTCCTCCTTGACCTGGTGAATTGGCCCCTGAGCCTCCACCAGAACTTCCTCCGCCTGTGCCACCTCCAGTGGCTCCTCCTGTTGCTGCTCCCACTGCATTAATAGCAGCACCTGCTGCAACAACTGTAGCGACAACCATATCTGTTGCTTCTTCTCTTTCTTCTTCAGTCATATCTGCACCAATGCTTCCAAGAGCTGCAATTGCCGCTGCTGGATTAGTAAATAATTCTTCTACCAAAGCTGCTGGATTTTGCACAAGCTCAACTTGTGCAGCGACAGCTGCAGTAATTATAAGAGCGTTTCCATTTTCATCTGTACGAACTTCAACTGGTGTTGATGGTGGCAGATCTGAATAAGAAACTCCTGCTGCTTTAATTTCTTCTGCTGAAATAGATTCTCCTGGAGCAAGATTTTCTATAAGTTTTTCTACTACAACTTCTTTTTGCTCTTCAGTTAGTTTGCCTTCTTCTGCTGCTTTCTTTAATGCTTCTTCTTCCGCCTTTGCCGCTTCTAATTCTGCAGCTTTTGCTTCAGCTTCCGCTTTTGCATCTGCCGCTTCTTGTGCTTTAGCTTCTGCTTCTGCTTTAGCATCTGCTTCTTCTTGAGCCTTTGCTTCTGCTTCAGCCTTAGCATCTGCCTCTGCTTGTGCTGCCGCTTCAGCCTCTGCTTCTAATCTATCTGCTTCCGCTTTTGCATCTGCTTCAGCTTGTTCTTTAGCTTCTTGTTCTGCTTGCGCTGCTGCTTCTTCTGCTGCTATACGATCAGCCTCTGCTTTAGCAGCGGCTTCTTCTGCGGCTACACGGTCTGCTTCAGCCTTAGCTGCCGCTTCTTCTGCGGCTTTAGCTTCTGCTTCTGCTTTTGCTGCAGCTTCCGCTGCTGCCTTGGCTTCTGCTTCTGCTTTTGCTGCAGCTTCCGCTGCTGCTTTTGCATCTGCTTCTGCTTTAACTCTTGCTGCTTCTGCAGCTGCCGCTTGTGCAGCGGCTCTTTGTGCAGCGGCTTCCGCTGCTGCTGCTTCTTGTGCTGCTTGGGCTGCTGCAGCCTCTGCTGCAGCATTTGCAGCGGCTTGTGCTGCTGCTTGTTGCTCTGCATAATAATTAACTGTAACCTGTGCTGCATTTGTCATTGCAGTTACTGCTTCATTTACTTTTGTTGTTGCTGTATTAGCAAGGGTGTCTGCTGTTTGAACTGCTACTGTAGCAGTTTCTGTAAGCTGATTTAATGTTGCAACTTCAGCTGCTTTGACTTCTGTTTTATCCACAACTACTGCTTCTGCTGCAGTCTTTTGTGTAGTAAGAGTATTAAGAACTGCAGTATCATTATTAAGTGTTGTCTGTGCAGTAGCAACTGCAGCAACTAATACTGGATCTTTTGTCACTGTTGTAGTTGCAAATGCTTCATTGACTGGGGTAGTAAAGTAGCCAGTTCCGTTTTCTCTTGTTATCGCCCAGCCAAGTATGACGGCTGATCCTCCACCATTTTCATAGTACCAAATAGTAAAGTCCTGTTGTTTATCTGTAGTTGTGTTATAGGTTGGGGAATATTGACTCCACCCCCCGCCCTTATCAATCCATTCATTAATTGCAAGTTGTCCATCAACATACATCTTTGCGCCATCATCTGAATGAATTGCATACCTTACTGATACTGCTTCTTCTGGAACGGTAATCTTTCCTTCAAACTTAACAATTACATTGTCTACTCTGCCAGAGTTAAATACCTGTCCGCTTCCAAATTGGTGAGCAATATAAGGAACTGTTGTAGTTGAAAGTGGTGTTGCATTTTCTGCTGGCATTGGTGGCTGCTGCCCACCAGGAGATGCGTAAGTTGTTACCTGAATTCCATTAGTTGTAGTTGTAACGGCTGAAGCATCCGCAGCAGCCTGTGCTGTAGCAAGGTTTGTAGTGTCTGTTGCAACTACAGCAGTCTGAGACTCAACCTGTTGAGTTACTGTATTTAAATTTGTTTGAGCATTATTTAGATTTGTTGTCGCTGTAGCAACTACTGCAGTTTGTGATTCAACTGCTGCTTGGGCTGTTTCTGCTACTGCTACTGCAGTCTCAGCAGACTGTATTGCATTGTTAGCATCCTGAACTTTGACTGTAGCCTCTGCAACCGCAGTTGCAATTGGCTCTTGAGTTGTAGCAATTTGAGTAGCAGTTTGAGTGTCTGTGTTTGGGACATTTGCTTGAATTGTAGATATGATCGTATTTGCCTGTGTTTGAGCTGCCGCCTGTAGCGTTGTTTCTGCCGCCTCTATTTTATTTGCAACTATCTCAACTGTAACAGGAGTGGTTGCTGTGGCGGTATCTGAAGATGGGTTTGCTGGTGTTACCTGAACAGTAACTTCTTCAGCATGTGCATTGCTTGGTCCAAAAAGAAAGAGCCAGCCGATTATAAAAAGGCTGGTTAAAAAATACTGTAACTTTCTAGTCAACTAGGTATCTCCTAAGTAATGCAATATCTTTGCTTACTTAGTAATTATACCAGATGTGTTAGTTTAATTAAACCTTATTATTAAGCAGTTATGTAAGTACCATTAACATAAATTTTGCTAATAGTAGTTAGTGTTACTGGAGTTCCTTGCAAAAACAATCCTTCTCTAATCGGAGAATTAGCACCGCCTGCTGACTTAAGATAATGAAGATCTAATACATCAGTAACTCCTGACGTATCAGCATTAACAATTGTATGACCAGTTCCAGTGTCTGGATCAACATTAGGATCGGCCCATGCCCAGCCAGAAAAATGATTAAAACCAACAGCAGGAGTAAATGGTAGTTGTAACTTATATTGTCCAGTTCCAAAATTAGTAACTGTGGTGAAATCAACTTGAATTGCAAAACTAACTAATTTTCCTGCTTTAACGTAATAAGAATTATATGTTGGATATGTAGCGCCTGTTCCAGTAAACGCTAGGCCAGTTGCTGTAAAGTTTGGTGACCATCTTACTGCCTGCCCACCTACTGCATCGCTTACATGTATCATGCTTTCTCCAAAATAAATACTGCTACGGTTACTCCTGAATCGCCCACTGCAAAAACTTGATCATCTGAGCCCAAATCTATAGAAAAGCTTTGACCTGGGAAAAGCTTATGCCCATATCCTGATGTCGTAACTGATTGATTGCCAATGTATGCGTATCCGCTATCTGATGTATTTTGAACCGATAATGAATTTGGCGTATCTATCATATCATCAATAGTAAGCTCTTGTGCTGTACCGTTTAAAGTTAAATTACGTGTTCTTAGCATATTTACTCCTAATAGGGGTTTACCCTAGATATACATTATACCTTACTTAGGATTATCTGTCTTATAAAAGCCATTACCTTTAAACTGGATTCCAAAGGGGGTGAAGTGTCTTATCATATCCGCTTCACATTCTTCACACAGGTAACCTGGATCATCTTCTGAGATTGATCTGGTCACTGCAAGTGTTGCATGTGCATCATCTTGACTACACTTGTATTCATATACTGGCATTATAAAACTCCCTGTACTCTTTTTACCATCTTGTGTAGTCTGTATAGCTGATTGTCCCACACGCTATCTGAAATAAGTATATCTGTTATTCCTAAAAGACTAAGCTTTTTTAATTTTTCTAAAACAGCATCTTCAGTGCCGTATACCATAGAGTTACGCATCATGTAATTCTTTTCTTGGTTGGCTACCGCCCTTGCTTCTTCGTTGGTATCACGTATTATGACTATGGTTGAGGCCATTTTTCTTTTTGTATTTACCTTAAACCCCTCTTTATATGTTGATAGCATAGCCAGGTGAATGTCTGCATACTTTTCTGAGTTTTCAATTGTTTTTTCAGAAGTTCCGCTTATCACAATGCCTGGCTTTTTTACTAACATGGGGTGATTGATAAATTTTTCTATCCACTCTGTTGTATATAAAACTCTTTGATCTTTAGTTCTCATTTGATCTGATATGAATACCATGTTGTTTATACTATCTTCATCTTCTTTCATATCTCCCGCCGCAATATTTAGCATCACTCTGTCTTTATCTATTTCATGAAAAGAATGCATCATCATTGCACAGAGCTCTGGGCTGACTGCATATGTTCTAATTGCAAACATATATTTAAATGAATGAGTCTTGTCTATAATATTTGCTACCTTGATCATATGATCTGGCAAAAGAGAATGGTACACAAGCAAAATTGATTTGTACCCTGCATCGTTTACTGTGTTGGATAACCTTTTGAGTGAAACTAAATCACTGTCATCCCTAACTGACATCCAATGCAGGTCCATAACTTCCCTAACTAATAATAGAGAGCAGTTTGAGGACTTACTCAGGTCCATCCTGCGGGTAACGGCCCGCTATCTGCGACTCCTCAGTGACGAGGTGCAGACTATTATTATACTATTTCTTAGTTCTTTTTGTCTTTGTTGCAGCTTCTTCTTCGGCAAGATCTCTTAAATCTCCAAAGCTATCCTCTGCATCAAAATCATGAATATCGAACTTGACTGGTCTTTCACTTTCTGGAATATACTTAGTCAGTCCTACCATAAGGATTCCGTCTAAAATAAATACAGAATTTACCTTTACATATTCTGCAAGAGAAAATGTTTTAACAAATGAACGTGCACCGATTCCCTTATAAAGATATTCTTTATTTGGATCCTCGTGTGAAGAGCCCTTAATTGTTAGAACATTCTTGTCTTGTTCTACCTCAATATCTTCTTTCTTGAAGCCAGCCAGGGCTAGCTCAATCACATACATTTCATCTGGGCCTTTAACCTTAGATATGTTATGTGGTGGATAGTTTGAAGTATTTCTGTGTATATTTTGTAGATCTTTAATTTGGCGATCAAAACCAATAAAAAATGGATCATTAAAAAAATCCAGTGTTGTTACCATTTTATTCCCCTTTCAAGCGAATAATTTAATATAGACCCTCTATTGAGCGATCTATATATAATTATAGCAAAATATTTTTAGCTTGTCTACTGGTACCCCTGGCAGGAATCGAACCTGCGGCCAACAGATTAGAAGTCTGTTGCTCTTCCGCTGAGCTACAAGGGTATGGCTGGGGATGCAGGCATCGATCCTGCGATGAGCTAATCCCCATCGTTGTGACTTAGTCCTATGTCTTTTAGCAGATTTTCTGCTTCTGGAGTGTAAGAAATAATAGCCTCTAGGTTTTCATTATATTCAACACTTATTAAGTTTTTATTATATAAATCAACCAATGCCTGGTCTATAAATTTTACATGGGCTTCCCACAAATCAGGTGCCAGATCCTTTGCTTTTTCGGTAACAGAAAATAATATTTCTCCGTCTTTATCGACTCCGCTAATATCTATAGCACCGATCTCAATATAGTAATCCATATCGTTAGGTTCCATTTTTCCTCCTGTGCAACAAGTAGGACTTGAACCTACGATTACCGAATTATGAGTTCGGGGCTTTAACCAACTAAGCTATTGTTGCCTGTTAGTATATTATATCCATAATGTGCCTGCCAGTCAATAGCATCTTGATGATCATTTAGTAAGGGTTGGCCCTTTATGTTTAAACTAGTATTTAATAAAATTGGAACACCAGTTTGTAAATAAAACTTATTTAATACTCTCCATAAACCTCTATGCTGATCCCTATTGACTGTTTGAACTCTTGATGTTCCGTCTTCGTGAACAACGGAAGGGATTAAGTCTGGCTTTAAGCACTTAACCGTGTACTGCATATATGGAGAAGCGAAGTCCATGTCAAACCATTTAGATGCACACTCTTCCATAACTACTGGGGCAAACGGACGGAACAACTCTCTTTGTTTAATTAGATTTACTTTATCTTTAATATTAGGATCTCTTGGGTCTGCAAGGATACTTCTGTTTCCCAAAGCTCTTGGGCCGTACTCCGCTCTTCCTGAAGCAACCGCAACAATTCCATCTTTTAATATGCTATCAACTATTTGTTGTACTGGGTAATCTCCTCCCATATCGTATCCTAAATATGGAGTCTTCCACTCTAAATGCTTTCCATATAATGCTGCAGCTGCACCCAGCGAGCTACCAGCATCTCCTGGATTTGGCATAATCCAGACGTCCTTAAATATATCCCACAATGATGTGTTAGCCTTACTATTTAAAGCACATCCTCCCATAAAAACTAAATTACTTTTTCTTGTAATTACTTTAGCGTAACGCATATACTCAATAAGTCTTTTTTCATATACCTTTTGAACTGCTGCAGCTAAATCAAATTTTCTTTGCTCAAACCACTGGCCTATATATCCAGTGCCTTCTTGTCCTGCAAAGCATGGCACATAACCCCAGTCAAAATCTGTTATCCCAGTATGAAAATTATATTTTTGCTTATTGTATTTAGGGAAATATTCATTTACCTGATCAAAATATCTATCTGGATTTCCATATGCAGCCATCCCCATCATTATGTACTCTTCTTGGTTTGGCATTAATCCTAAAAATTTTGTAAATGCTGAATAAAATAACCCAAAGCTAAACGGATAGTTGTCCTGATGAACCATTTTAATCTTTTCGCCTTCTCCGACCCAGATTGTTGATGTGTTATATTCACCAATAGCATCCAATACTACAATTACTGCATCTGTAAACTTGCTAGTATAATAGCCAGCACAGGCATGTGAGTAATGGTGGCTAAAAGATTTTCTTGGAACACCTGGCAGGTTGAATCTTGGTCTCCAGTCTCCAGCACCGCCCTTTAGAAATAGCCTGGAGGCCTTTAGAAGGGGTTTCTCATAGTAGGCTATAGCATCAGGTGAGCCATACGACAGTGCGTCTTTAACAAGGCTGTCATTAACGTACCAATCATTTTTTTCTTTACTGTATCTTTCTGCATGGCCCGCAAAGAGTATCTCTCCATCTTTAATTAAAGATACAGAAGCATCGTGAGAAGTTTCATTAACTCCTAAAATAATCATTTTACTACCCCACCCCATCTATTTTTCATTTCAGATAAAACTTTTTCCGCTACGTGTATGTTCCTGTGTGAACCCCAGTGTGGTGTGCTGGTTGCAACCTTTCCAATATCTTTGGCATGATTAAAAAACACCACGTCCTCAGACTCTAAATCCTTATGGCAACCCGAAGCATCTAAAATATCCTTTTTATTTTTATCCAAATACCAACTCCAAACTGGTATATGAAAATAGCTTTGGTGATCCTTATTATTTTTTTGTAAATCTGCTATAAAATCCATTACGCTATATGAGTTACTCCAACAGGACCACATAAATTTAATACCTGCATTCTCGCAATATTGCTCAAGCATTAAAAGCATTTGCATATTTATAAAATATGCTGATTGCGGATTCATTACATCTTCTATTGCGTATGGTGCTTTTGCGTATATAGGTGTAAATACATCAACAGTAGCAATCTGCAATGGAGAAAAATCAACATCTTCTGTTTCTGTTTTCTTAAACTTTTTATAATATTCTGCCCAGTCCCATTTAGTTATTGTGTTTGGGTCTGGAATAAACTCAATTCTTTCAAATGGTGGCAGCATACAATAAATATATTTTGGGTTTCCAAACTCCTTTATATATGCAAATGTTGAACGAACAACAGATCCTACTGAGTTGCCCTCATAAGCAATATTATGAACTGTTCCCAAAAAATTATCTTCTACAATATCTGAAAATCTATATTCTTTTGGCAAGGATGTGCCCCATGTTTGAGAGCATCCGTTTATCAGTAAGTCTGCTGCTTCAAAAAAATCCTTGTCTCTGAATCCATAGTTATTTAAAGAGTAGTTAATACCCTCTTTATTCCATTCTTTAAACAACTTGCTAACTGTTGGAGCTCTATTAACAAATATTTGATTCTCTAATTTGTTTGAAGAAATAGCTTCGGCTGTTCTTTTGCCATCCTTGATATCCCAATCAATATACTTTTTACCGCCTTGATTATCCATTTAAAGTCTCCTCATAAAATTTTTCTGCGATATGAATGCTTGCGTGTGCACCTATGTGAGGGTTTTTGTGTTGATCGTAATCGTTTGCTATTTCCCAAAACATCCTATAGCCTGTGTTATTTGCGAGATCTTGATGACAATCAGGGTGGTCACCGCTAAAAGTTTTTTCGCTAAACCACCTAGAATCTATAGAAGTATAGCCTTTATAGTATTCATTTTGATTAGCAATCTCTTTGAAGAATAAACTTTCATCTGGGTCCCAAAATCCATATCTTAAAAATATATTAGACTGATTGCAATATTGCTCAAGTAGTCTTAGTGACATTAAAGATTGATCATAAGCAATTTCTTCTGTGATAATTTCTTGTAAGATTAAAGGCAATTTATAAAATTTAGCATGCAGTTCGGGATTAACGCTGCCGTCAATTAATATGTCATTGTTATGTGTTTCTTTAGATACCATAACTTCTGGAGTTCTTGGCAGCCTAAATCTCCAGAGTGGTGGCAAAAGAATAAATAATTTTTCTGGGTGACCAATTTCTTTAAAGTAAGCAAAAACTATTTCAACAATTCCTCTTACCGACTTACCTGGCTGCCCTAAATTATCTACATCTTTTGCGTTCAACTTTTCTTTTAAAATGTTTGGCCAGATTAGGGAGTCTGGAAGCCCAGTCCCCCATGTTTGTGAGCATCCTGCAACTAAAATCTCGGCAGGACTACCCTGAATAAAATTTTTACCTCTGTATAATTTTCTATTTATAGAATAGTTTTCTTGGCTAAAAAGGCTGTAGTCTGGATGGTTCTTATAGAAAATTTTATTTTTTAATTTATCTAGATAGTATTCTTCTTTAGCTTGGCCCCATAGGTTAGGCTTATATGCATGCTTCTGAGAAAGATTTTGAAGACTAGGATATAGAAAATTATTTCTTTGACTGCTGCTATAAAAGGTATCGGCTTTTCCTAATAGGGCGTCTCTAAATCTATTTTTTAGATTCATTAGTAAATATAATCTCCATTTTTTCTAATTCTTTTTTTACTCTTTTTTCTGTATAAGTATACGTATAAGCTGTAAAAAATATTCTTAATCATTAACTGAACCTTCAACTATTTGCTGTACATATTCTGAAAAATGCTTTCTAATATTACCCATAGGTCTATGTCCAGCAGCCTTCCAGATTCTTTTATATTCAATTACATTGCTGAAAGTTGTTGGGCACAAAACTAATCCGTTGTATTCCTTTAATACCGTTGGAAGAGGAACATGCTTTCCACAACACTTACATTCTTTAGCTTTCTCTTGATAAGTACTCATATTATCATCATCCTGTCCATTGCGTCTCTTAAGTTTTCTGGCATTCTTGGAGCCCTAATCATATTATATGAGCTAGTTTCTCCGTCATCTTTTGTTCCAAAATCGTTGTCATAGCTCATAGATTCATATGTATGCACATTGATCTCTTCGCTTGTATCAAATTTACTTCTACTAATAGCATTGTAAATAGCTCCACAAACTGCATCCGCCAAGTCTTTAGAGCCTTTTCGTGGGTGGTCAACTCTATCTCTCATTATTTTAAGCTGAAGTAATTCATCTATAAGCAACTGTATGTGGGGCCCAGATAGTCTTTCTTCAGCCACAATCATTGCCATATCGTCATAATGTTTTTTAGCGACAGATAGAATCTCTGTATTGATGCCGTATTGTTTTAGTTGTTGCATCATATCATGAGAGTTCCATCTGTCAAAAGTACAAACCTTTATCTTAAACCCACGTGTTCTTAATGATAATATATAATCTTTTACTTCTGTAAAGTCTACGGACTTATCTGCTGTAGGGGTCCAGAATCTAACAGCATCAATTTCAACCAAGGGTGCTGGTTGAGAATAGCTATCTGTAACTTTAATATTAACCCATTTGTTTACGTGCCCCATTGCAACTGCACAATGGTCATGCTTTTGTGCTAGGTCTACGTGTAAGAAATATTCCTTGTCTGGATCTGGAATAAACCAATCTTCAAGTCTGCCAAATTTATCTACCGCAAGATGTCCTTTATTAAAAGCCTTCTCCACCTTTTCTCTTGATTTAAAGAATGCATCGACAGCATCTGGTGGCATGCAAGCAAATCTAGATAATGCATCTAGTGGGTTTGTAAAAAAAGCTACCTTAAAATCATCAATCGTTCTAACTGGGTTTATCTCCCAAGTGGGACGCTTAAGAGCGTATACTTTTGGAATCTTATATGAAACAATATGATCTTCTTCCCACTCTACGCTAAACTCATTTCCCTCTGTTCCATCTGGAAGATCTTCATCCATTTTAAACTTATGATCACGAATAACAGTTTCTTTTTCTGCCACAACCGCATTGTATCTTTGTTGAATATAATCATTCTTATATCTAGGAAATGACAGCAATATAACCTTGCCGAAGTCTGGAAAGCGAGAGTCTACTGATGCACGGTACATGTCATATATAGCTGCACCTGTCTTTGCTTGCTCGTGGCCAGTTGTATTGTCTATTGCAAAGCCAGAAATCTCATCGAGGATAACAACAATTACGTTGTATCCTTCCCAAGCCTCACGCTCTGAGTGACCTGAGTGTACTGTAATGGCTTTATCAAATTTAACTTCTGAAGCCTTATCGTTATACTTACCTGCGAACCAAGGTGACTTATCGATACGTGTTTTAAATCCCTTAAAGAATACGTTGCTTGCCTGCTGAGAGTTAATAGCAATGTTAATAATGTCAATGCTATCTCCTGGAGGTTTTCCATAATATGTTGCTGGATCTTTGAGGCATAGTAAAAGATATACAATGTATGCTACTGCAATTGTCGAACAATAATCTTTTCCAGAACCTTTTCCAAGCTGAGCAACAACTTCGTTAGCGGTCTGCTTAAATCTTATTTTTCCTTCTTGTTCTCCAAATAACTTGACGAGGGTTGACTCTTTGTAGATCTGCGAACTTTTTTCAATAAGCGTGTACTGGTAGTCGGAAAGTTCTGGAAGCCCAAGGTATTCTGGACTTCTAACAAACGTTCTAAGATCGACTGGTTTTTCATCAAACTCCTCACCATCGAGCATGTCGATAAGGTCATTAAAATCAAACGACATCGGATGCCTCTACTGGCACTGATTCGATTACTCCAGTTATCTGAGACAATCTTTTTGCAACATCCATCTTGCACTTAGGACATGTTGAGGTTACTTCCTTTAAAATTTTAACAAGGACCTCTTGCTTGCGCTCTGTTTCTGCAATTTGAGATGCTATTTCATTATTTTCAAGAACACCTATAGACTGCAACATTGCAATCCTTTTAGTTTCAATATCTGCAATAAGCTTTAGTGCGCCAGACTTAATTCCTAGCTGACCAGACGTATCTGCATCTTCAACTGTCTTCCACGCTTCTTTGATAAGCATTGCATAATGTTGGTCAGCACCAGATATAGCTTCTCTAGCACGATCTCTTATGTTGTTGTCATTATGAACGACATCTTTCCAGTCGTCAATTAACTCTAATACTTCTTTGCGCTGGATACCAGTAATTGTGGCGATTTGGGTAGGAGTACTTCCTTTAAGAAGTTCTTCAACAACCCTATTCATTCTATCAAAATGCTGTGATAATTCTATTTCGCTCATTAATCTATTGTACTTTTAGTCGACTAAAATGTCAATTAGAATTAGCCTTAGCAATCTTAAGAAGAATTAAATAGCCTATCATGTCATCAATATCATTATCTCCAGCAAAGCCAGACCCATTCTTAATTCTATTTATCTTGTCATCAATACGAATCTTAATCTGCTCTTGATTATCCGCCTGCGAAAATATTCTAATTGGAGATAAGGCTGAGTCTCCGTAAGATATATTCTTTTCAATTAGCATCTGTGCCACCTCAAGACACTGGGTAATAATCTTATTTCCAGATGGTGCGTCTGTTGCCATTAGCTGTAAATCAGTTACCCATAACTGAAAACCATTTTGTTTATTTGGATATCCAAACATTATTCCGCCTTTTTGTTTAGTGTTGCAATAAAATGATCATCAATAGGGTTATTGGGATCTTTTGAATACTCTATGGTGTCTATTGTAAAATATTTTTCAACAATTGGCAACACCTGTGATGCAGAATGATCAATCCATGTTCGGCTATGAAGTACAAGCCTGTCCACTATTTGAGACAAATCTTTTAGATATGAGTTTAACTCCGCATCATCTATATGCTGAAATACAAGACTAGCTAATGCTAAATTAAACTTAAACCCTTTTACGTAGTCCCAGTCGGTGGTATAGGATATATTATTTAATTTGTTTTCTTGTGGCACTAAACCTATCATGCTTGGGAGATCAAATGCAATAACCTTGTCATATGTTTCTGCAAGAGCTACGGAGTTTCTTCCGACCCCACATCCAAAATCTAATGCGGTCTCTCCATTTCCAAACAAAGATTTAATCTCATCATATACTGGCATATCTTTAAGTGGTCCACTGTATCCAGTAAGAATTAGATCTCCAGCTGTTTCTTTATTGGCGCCTAGCCATACGTCTTTGCTCATCTTTTTTTAATTAATCCAAACTGGTCTAAGTACCTTTGTATAGTCATTGCGGAAACTCCGCATTCTTTTCCGATCTCTGTAACGGTTTTCTTTTGAATCACATATCTTCTATAAAGCCACTCTTTGCTTTGATAATATTTCATCTTTCAGTCAATACCTTGTTAGCATAATGTGCAATACCAAAGCTATCTGCAACGTCAAAATCCACCACATTTAAATTATACTTTCTATTAAAGTAGTCAGCAGTTCTCTGCTTTCTCATATTGCGTAACTGATTCTTATACCAGGATTCTGCGTATCCTGGATTGGCTAATCTTATTGCAGACTTTTCATCTTTCGTTGGATTTTTGTTGCCAATGTGCGCCTGCCACGAGGATGGGCTAATAGTAATAACCTTAGACCCAGTAGACATAAGCTCAGCAATAACAACTCCATAGACATAAGACAATTTTATCACAGCATCGGGTGATCTGAC